TCAAATTCTCTTCTAAACTACGGAAGTTGTTTGATTCATGTGATGTTTGGCTAATAAAGTGTGCCATACGTCTTTCAGTGTTAATACCGTATTTAGGTAGTACATCTACTAGTGCATCATACCATGCATCAACATCTTTGTTGCCTGGAATAAGTGCTGCTAGGTGTTCTTTTTTTAGTTCAAAGCTCATTTGTTGTATCCTTTTGTTCTGGTTGACAAGCATCGCAAATGCAATGTTTGCATACTTCTACATCGCTTGAGTAGACAGTGTCGCCGTTGTAAAAGTCTTTACGAAGACTAGCGCCGCAATGTGATTCGTGTCCGCAATTTTTACAGTATGCCATGAAAGTATTTATTACAGCTTTTTAAGTACTAATGTAGATCCGGCGTTTTCAAATACAAATTTGTCGCCATATTTGCAAATATTGTAATCGCCTAAATATTTTGTAAGGAATAAAATCTCTGGATAGGAATCCATTACATCGATCGATTCGTTAATCCGCTTAACTGTCGACATTGTTTCACCAAAGTCTATAAATTCAAACATTATCTTCTCTGCATACGATTTCTTAATAGATAAAATATTATCTTCCATTATAATTTCTTCTACATAACTATTGTTAAAGAAGTTTTTATAGTTATTAAGATTACTTTCTGAAACAGTAACACCATAACTGTTAGGGTCTAGAGGAACTTGTTCATTTAAATTGTCCAGTGTTGTTTCGTAGCTTTTGAAGCCTTTGTAATAGCGAAACTTAAATGAATCAATATCAGCTAATTTTTTAACTCCGTCAAGGATCTCCATGATATTGTTATTTGCAGATTTTTCTCTCTGAAGTTCAACAAATACTCTATAGTTGCCGTCACTTTGTTCACCAGCAGTTACATCACTATCAAGTATAAAACCGTAACCACCTTCTAAGAATCTAACTAAATCGTCAGCAGGTGCTTTGTCTTTAACAGTAAAACTAAGTGTAATAATATTTTTATCTTCGCCCATTTTGCTTGCATAAGCATCTATTTCGAAAATATGATATACTAAATCTTTCAAGTCGCCTTGTCTAAGTCCCATTATACTACTCCTGCTTCTGGTGCTGGTGCTGCCGCTGGCATTGCCTCAGGCGCAGCACCCATTGCTGACTGATCAGCAACTTGCGGCTGTTCTTGCGCAGTAATATTGGATAGTTCTTCAATCTTATTATATCCGCCATAAATGTCAGCGATTAATTTCTTAGGCATTTGAATTTTTACTAACCAAATTGGATGACGATCGAGTTTGCCTTTTTTAGATCCTGGACGAATATCATCTGGTTTGCGAATTTTACGTGGTTTGATAACATAGTCTTTGCCCATGAATACCTTGCAATCATAATCAAGCAAACGTTGTCCGCCCATAGGGTCTGGCATCTTGTTACGGTCCCACATAAACGTACATGTGACCCAGTGACGATCAATAATTGGACCTTCAGCTAGTTCTCCGTCTTGCCAGTTAGCATAGACGTAGATGTCCAATTCGTCTAATACTCTTTCAAAATCTTTTAATACTTGGAAAGAAGTATTACTGTCGTAAATTCCTTCAATGTTTTTTACAATGTCATAGATATCTTGCATGGGTCATCCTAATTTTCTTACATACTTATTTATCTTGGTTTGCTGGTTATAAGAACATTTTATCTTAAATTCCGTTTGCTAAATACTTTCGTAGGGCAAGTGCTTTACTTGAAAAAGCATACTGCACTACTCCATTACTCATAGGAGGACACTTAATGGGTGCAAAAAGAAAAGTAGCTGCTAAATCTAGACAGCATACTAACACTAATTACGATAATGTAATTAATATCAAACCAATGGGACATTCAGTCCAAAAGAAGACGCAAGTCAACATACTTCCCCGCAATAGAAACCAAGAAACATACGTGTTAACCTTGCTAGATCCAAAGAAAGACATAGTCTTCGGAGTTGGTCCAGCAGGAACAGGCAAAACTCTTTTGGCTGTGCAAGTAGCGGTTAAACTATTTAAAGAAGGACAAGTTGATAAGATCATTGTTACTAGACCAGCAGTGTCTGTTGACGAAGACCTAGGCTTCTTACCGGGCACATTGGAAGAGAAAATGGCACCATGGACACGACCAATATTTGATGTATTGAGAGAATACTTCCATGCAAAAGAAATAGAAGGGATGATTCAAGAAGGAGTGATTGAAATTGCACCGCTAGCATATATGCGCGGCCGCACATTTAAAGATGCGTTTATTTTAGCAGACGAAATGCAAAACGCAACACCAAGTCAAATGAAAATGTTACTAACACGCTTAGGCACAGGAAGCATGATGGCTGTTACAGGCGATCTAAACCAGGCAGACAGGCTTAAGGATAATGGTCTATTAGATTTTACTAGACTATTAGAAACAAGTAACTCAGCACATTTGGACATAGTCCACTTTGAACAAGGAGACATTGAGCGCCATCAGGCAGTTAAGGAAGTCCTAAGAGTATACGGAGACGAATAATTATTAAAGGCTAGAAATGGGGGGCTGTAATTAGTCCCCTATTTTTACGACTTCAATTTTAGATTGATTAAGAAAGTCAATACCGTCTGTGCTACGATAAGCATTACGGTAGTATACAGTATTAATTCCGCTTTGATATATTAACTTGGCACAATCCATACAAGGAGCATGAGTAATAAACATATCAGCACCAAGGCCAGATTCGTTCGATCTTGCCAACTTAGCGATCGCATTAGTTTCCGCATGTAATACCTCCGGTTTAGTTTTTAATACAGGATTGCCTTTATCAAACCCTATATGATTCTCACAATTATTGTCCCAACCACTAGGCATACCGTTGTAGCCAATACTGATAATGCGATCATCCTTTACAACAATCGCTCCTACATTTAAACGCTTTGCTGAACTTAGTTGTGCAAAACGTTCAGCAACATCCATGTATGCATCGATAAATTTTTGTTTCATACAGCCATCGGAGCCTTAATTGAATCCATTGGATTATAATTAACAAGTTTATAGTCACTTGTAGTAGTTTCTAATAGTTCTGCAAGATTACTAAACTGTGGCATTTCTAGTGTAGGACCCTGCATAGGAGTACGCTCAAGTTGTTGTTTAACTTGCTCCATATGATTACTATAGATATGACAATCACCGCCAGTCCAGATAAATTCACCTACTTCTAACCCGCAGATTTGTGCCAACATGTGCGTAAGTAAACTGTAACTAGCAATGTTAAAAGGAACGCCTAAGAACATATCTGCACTACGCTGATACATTTGGCAACTAAGTTTGCCGTTAATAACTTTAAACTGGCTAAGTGTATGACAAGGCGGGAGTGCCATATCTTCAAGTTCACTAGGATTCCACGCACTTAGAATAATACGACGACTGTCTGGGTCTGTAGTAAGTTGGCGAATAATATTGTGCATTTGGTCAAATCCTTCGCCGTTAAAATCACGCCATTGGCTACCATAAACTGGACCTAGTTCTTTTACTTCGTCATCGTTACGATATCCTAGTGCAACTCCTTGTGCGTCAGCATTGGCAGTCCAAATTGTTTTCTTGTCTACAATCTCGCTACGATGCTTTTCAAATGTGCGTTCAGCTAGTCTACGCTCGTCTGTACTACCTTCTAAAAACCATAGCAGCTCGCCTACTACACTGCGCCACGCAAGTTTCTTAGTAGTAACCGCAGGAAACTCTTTGCGTAAATCAAAACGCATTTGATAACCAAATACTGTGCGTGTGCCTACACCTGTACGATCGCTTACATCTTCACCATTGTCTAAAATATATTGTAGTGCATCAAGATATTGTTTCATCTTTTTCCTTTTTAATTGGCATATCATAGTAGTCTGTTAGACCTTTGCGCTGCCGCTCTTTCTTTTCGCTAATTAGTACACTAGACATCCAAGCAAACCATCCTACGCCTATAAGAACTGCCACACCTAACAGTGTGTTATAAATTTCAAATAGTGTTGACATTACGTTTTTCCATAATCTGAAACTTAACTTCGGGGTGTTCCTCTTCCCATTTAACTTTAAACAATGAATCAATTTTACGAATTGGTAAATGTGTATCACAATCAAAGTCGCCAGGAATACGACTTAGATAAAACTCATCAATAACACCTAACGATTGTTCGATAATATTTGGTCCGCCAATTACCCAAATAATTAGTCCTGGATTTTGTTCTGCAAGTGCTTTAAGATGAATATTCAAATCTCCAGTAATATATGCGTCAGGGCGAGGATTAATGTAGTTGCTCATCCTTGTAGTTACAAGAATGTTTTGACGATTAGGCAACGGCCGAGGCATATGCGGATCTTCCCAAGTAGTAGATCCCATTACAACAACGTGTCCTGCTGTACTATTCTTAAACCATTGCAAGTCTGTAGTATTATGCGGCCAAGGCAGTGTACCGTTCTTACTTACGCCGCCTGTATCGTCGCAGGCCAGTATAGCTTTAATCATTAGTAAGATCCTTTACCAGGAAGCTCGCTAAAATATTCTTCAAACTTATTGGGAACTCCATCCCAATCTGCTGCATCTAACGGAACGTCTTCTGGTCGAGCTTGTGTGATTACTGGCCAAATTAAACTATATTTTCGATTAATTTCTTCCCATCGAATTGATTCTTCAGGATCTATCGCATTGTCTGGGACAATAGCATTTACAGGGCATTCTGGTTCACAAACGCCGCAATCAATACATTCATCTGGATTAATTACTAGAAAGTTTTCACCTTCGTAAAAACAGTCTACTGGACATACTTCGACGCAGTCCATATGTTTACATTTTACACAGTTATCAGTTACTAAGTATGTCATTATTTTTCCTCTTAGAATGGTAGTTTAGGTCTATTTCGAACGTAATTATATAAAGAAAAGTCTTGACGTTCTGCATTAATTAATTTTTCTATGTCTGGTTGTTTCATAACATCTTCGTATGTCCAAACTCCAGGTACTTTTTCTCCTGTTTTATTTTCAAATACATTGTCATAGAATGGAATATTAATTAAATTACAAAAGTTTTTTATATCTTCAGTTTGATCTTCTTTGGCAGTAATCCACCAAAACTTATTAATTAATGGTTTTACTATATCCCACAGATCAATATCCGTGTCATTCCACCATAGCCATTCGGGCAGTGTAATAGGAACATTATCTGCTGGCAACGTTTGCATTGCATGAAAGTTACCATCGTATGTTGGATGTGGTTGCCATCCGCTGCCTGATTCATCCAATCTTAAAAATGTTTTAATAAGCCATTTTGATTGTAAATTATGTTCAATATTAGCATCTTTATAATATTGCCAAAGTGTGTCATAATCAGCCGCAGATGCACTATTTGCTACTGCATTAGTATTCATTAACGGACTTGCTGAAAAGACACCAGGTTCTTGTAAAAGAATGTGCCTTGAATGCCTATGATTAAAACTACTTAAAACCCGTTTAATTGGATCTCGAACAAATGTTATGTATTTCGGATCTCTAGATACCCGTAGCCAGTGATAACTATTAACAAACACAGAGTGTCCTGAGATAATTTTAAGATTTTTTTGTTGTTCCTTTGTTCTGTGTCTTAATATTGGAATATCTTTCCAGGCGTAGATAGGATTACTAAATCCTTGACAGTAATTATAATGAGTCCAACAAGTACCGTTTTCCTTTGAATAGGCATCCCCTACATAGTTTTGAAATGCAGTGCCTGCTGTTCTTGGTATATGTACCTGAATAAAAATAGAGTCTGTATACAATTAAATTCTCGCTAAACGAATAAGAGTTGCTGCTAGATTAATCTCGGCATCAGCAACTAACGCATGATCTACCAAACCTTGCTTAATAGTTAGCACAGCAGTGTCTTGTTGCTCTTCACTTCCGAACAATTCAACATTGTCATACAGCCAACGATAAATCTCTTCCATTTCTTCTGGACGAACTGCCCCGCAAAGCAATTTACGTGCATCGTTAATTTTGCCTTGTTTAAACAATTCAACCATGTCTAGTTTCCAATCAGTAGTGCCTGCATCACCTTCATTTGGACGCAACAGGCTACCTTCCTGTACATTCATCTGTACCATGTTGATACATTTGCGCAAGTCTGGATAGGTTGCTTTTACATAAGTGTCAAGGATGTCTAGATCCGGTACCACCCCTTCCGTAATAAGAATTTCAGCCACGCGAGCTGTAAACTCAGTCTGATCGATCTTAGCAATATGGAAGCCCTGACACCGACTGTGGATAGCTGGAATAATACGATTAGGGTAATTACATGTAAGTATAAACCTAGCAGTTGTATGATATTCTTCCATAACTCCACGAAGTGCTGCTTGTGCTCCTGGAGATAAGTAATCTGCCTCATCTAATAGTACTACCTTAAAGTCGCCAAACGGAATCATTTGTACAAAGTTAACAATCTTATTACGCACATCATCAACTGAGTTTGTACGAGATGCGTTAATTTCTAAAATATCTAAATCGTTAATATCAAGTTCGTTGAATAGTAATTTAGCAAGAGTGGTCTTTCCAATACCTGCATTACCACTGAACAACAGATGCGGAATGGTTTTATCTTTAATCCAAGTTTGTACTTGTTTCCGTTGTGCTTCGTCGCGAAACACATAACCGTCTACCGTTTTTGGTCGATACTTTTCTACCCATAATTCTTTCATCGTTTTAGTCCTAACTCTTTATATGCTATTTGAATTGCTTTTGATTGAAAATATGCATCTGCCAATGCGTTGTGCAAATCAGTTTGCATTGCTTTGCGTGGATCTTGTTGGCAACAGCCAAATAGTGTTCTAGAATCCCGTATAATCCAAAAGTTCCACGGAATCGGCTTTCCGCAGCGGCGGAACATGTCTTCCAGTATGGTGTAGTCAAAACCGTAACCTTGTCCCCATAATGTATCAACACCAACGACCCATTTGCTAATTTGACGTAAAGCCTCATCTACGCTAACTGCACCAGTTTGATCAAAGGCTTCTTCCATAATCTTAGGATCTTGTTTGCCCCACCACTCGATTGTGCTGTCACTAGCTGTACGACCTAGAGCATCTTGCTCATCAATACTAATCTTTAGATAAAGTTCTGAATGTGGTTCGCTGTCATCCAGCGGATTAAACTTAACTGCACCTAATGATAGTACAGTTGCACTTGGACTAGTATCAATAGTCTCTAGGTCGATTGTGCCGTGTGTGGCCATAAAAATACTCCTTGCAATTTATATACATTATAGCAAATAAACTGCAAGGAGTCAAGTAGTTTTTAAATTATTTTACAAATTGCGCAAGTTCCGGGGCCTTCCAACCTTCTGGCTTTAGAACTTTACCATCTTCACGTTTAGTTACTTTACCTGTATTAGGATCAATCTTAGCAAAGTTAGTTTTCATAACTTCGTTCCATGCTGCTTCACCATCCCAGCCAGCTGCTCTGATAGCACCAATAGTAACAACAAGAATATCTACAAGTGCATCAAGTTGTTCTACTTGATCGCCTGCAATGATAGCGTCTTTTAGTTCGCCTGTTTCTTCTGTAATTAAATCAAGATACATAGCATAGTTGTTAATACTAGGAGTTTGATCACACGCTGTTTGAAATAAGTCTACGTCTTTAAATGGATTAGTCAATGTCTGCCTCTTAATAGCTTGGGTTTACAAATGCACTTGGATCTACGGTAGCATGTTCACCGTCAGTATATTCTTTTCCAATATACACATCGTTTGGTTTTTCTTGTGCGTAACCTAACACACTTTCTGCTTCTACCATACGAATTTCTTTATCACCGTCGTCTGTTTCTACAGAAAAACTACGTGTCCATCGGCCGTGGTCTACTAAAATCCAATGACCGATTTCGTATTCATCTTTATTATCAGGGCCTTTGTCGTATACCTTAGCCCAACGTGGATAGATGCCTCGAGTAGTGCCGTCGTCGTCTTTGATAATAAGTCCACTTGATGTCTTTTGCTCACCAAAGTACATGTCTGTTACAAGTACTCGGTTACCGACTGCCCGCGGATTGCCTTTAACTTTATTAATTTGAACGCCCATTATTTGCTCCGTGGTACAAAGTTGCCGTCGTCGTCTTCTTCCCATTCTGCTGCTTCTGTCGCAGTAGGTTGATTCCTTGCTACAGACTGTTCTTCTTTTACACCAGGGTTAGACTGATAATAGTCTTTAAGTAATTCTTCTTTTTTACGAACAATCTTACCGCCTGCACCTAGTTGGTCGCCACGTGCATTTACACGAGCATTGCCAACTGCTGGAGTTAGTTCATTGCGCTGACGTAGCATATCCATGTCAACGATCTTGCCGTTAGCACTTCTGTGGACTTTACGTCCTGGTTGTTTCATAGCCATTGCTAATCTCCTTTAATTATATACTTACTTATCTCAGGAACTCTCTCCAATCCAGGTCATATTGGATTGAATTAATTCTATGTACACCTATTAAGTATAGCACATAACTTGCTACACTACTACCTCTTCCTACGCCCCACACAATATTGTTCTCACGCATAAAGTCCACAAGATAAACCATATAGCGTAGCAAGTCTTCCATGCCGCGTTCTCTAAACGCTTCAAGTTCTTCGCAAACTCTAGTCCATTCTACTGTTTCTTGCATGTCATATGGATCGTAAATTTGCATAGTATGAATTAGGCGTGACATTATATCTGCACCTATGTCTAGAGTCTTGTATTTGTCAGGCATAAACCATTCCGACTGTAACGCACCGTCAAAGTCTTTCTGATCTACATCTAGGGGAATATATTTTGTAAGCTCGGGTAGATATTGTTCACGCATTGCTGCGTTAAACTTTTCAATATCATCACTAGGGTCGCATAACACCACATGACATTTGTCAACATGACCACTATAGATCATGTCAATAAGATCGCGATTCGTGAAACGTGGTATACCTAGTTCATCTGTTTTCATAAGCATGTAAACAGTTTAACTGATATTGATTAAACTGTCAAGCCCTTTTTCGCCGTTTTGTTCTTGTTGTTGTTGATATTGTTTTGCACGTCTTGCACGTGACTCTTCACGATACATATCTAATATCGTAGCAATTTGTGCCTGAACTTGAGGATTGTGAGACATAAAATATTTACGCTGAAGTTCGAGTAGTTTATTCTCAACTTCAGCGTCACTTAGTTGTTCAAAGCTGTCAACTAAAGGATTAAACATTAATCAAAAGTTCCGTGATCTTGTGCGAACACTGTAATGCCGCCATTGATAGTCCAAAAGTCTATAATAGTTGGATTAGTTTGTGATGCTACTACTGTTGTTCCAGCAAACGCTCCTGCGCCTTTAAAGCCGCCACCGCCAGCACTTGCCCAAGTAATAGTTCTTGACGTACCATCACTTGTAAGTTGTAGACGCATTTTCCCCATTACGCCGCTTTCAGGCCAATCAGAAAGAGTAAGTGTAATATTAGCACCTGCTTGCAATGTCTGATAATGGCCAGCTTCCCAACTAACGTTTTGACTAGCAGTAACGTTGCCAGAAGAATAAACAGTTTCAGTATTTGCTTTAAGTTCAGCTTCACTAATTAGACTGCCATTAAATGCGTTATCTGCATTAAGTTTAGCAGTATCGTTTTGCAATGTTGTAATCTCACTAGCTGCGGCCTCTAGCCCCACTTTAGTTACATTGAAGTTTGTACGAAACCCCTGACTATCATTATCTTGACCAGCTACTGGGAACGCTGCATCAAATCCTACTGTACTAATTGCACTTGCCATATTTTATATCTCCTGTATCATATTTATGTTTGTTAAGCATTGAATTCGTAATTTGCGAATAATATGTATTGTTCTTGCGAATTACCTTCAGCATTATCTATTAAGTATCGATCAATATCTAATTCGTATCGACTAAAGTCTATGTTAAGATAGTCAATGGTATTTGCAATTATCTTTGCAGTACCTGGCTTACAATAACATAATGGAATGGCATTAACAAACCCTAATTCGGTTATAGTATCTTCTTGTGACGATCTCATCCATAAAGGTAAAAAGTTCTTTTCAGTTTCGCCGATATCTTTAATAGCAGCTCTCATATGTGTCATATTTGAAATATAACGAGTTGTGTCGTTTTCGCCGCTTACAAGAATAGCGTCACTGTCTGTTGTAATTACGTTGGTGGGCCATGGTCTGTACTTGTTACTTTCTATTACTCCTGGAGTAAATGGCACTCTTATAGAATATCCTGTTTGAATTAACACTTCTAATAGGCTTGTAATAGGTAATTTGTATATTTGATCTCTGCCATTAATGTTTAGTAATTCTATCCATTTTATTGTAACGTCGCCATCTTCGCGAGTGGTTATATTAAATTCAGAAAGCTCACTTGCATATGTATCGTTAATATCATTATATCTCGCACTGTTAACTAGTACTTTTTCAGAATTTCTAATCTTTATTTGTTTAGCGACTTTTTCATTCTTTTTAGTCGATTGCTGAGGATCAATTACTTCTAAGTAAACTACTTCGTATACTACATCCTGTGTTCCAGGAGTTTTAGCAACTGCGGTCTTTACCTTGCCGATATTAAGATTTCGTCTTTTATGATTCTTTGCTGCGGCTGCAACAAAATGTTCAACTGCTTTAGCTTCGATGCCTGCGTATGCAAGTATTTTAATTCTAGTCTGAATACCAAAATTAGGATCGTTTGGTCTGTATAAGTATTCTGGTAAGAATATCTCTGCATTGTTTACAAAGTTAATAAATGCAGTTCTTTGCGTCTGTGTAAGCATAGGTTGAAAAAATACATTACTATACTGTTTGTTATCAGGGTCTGAAAGCCTTACTGTAAATGTTCTTTCAATAGCACTAAATCCAAATTGATCTTGTGCTTTAATTGTAAAATTAAATATTCGATCAAATGTAGTAGTATTACCATCTAGTTGCATTTGTTGACTATCAAATACTGTTAATCCAGCTTGATCAACAGTTCCAAAACTATTAACTTTTCCAATCAATTCTCCATCTAATGAAAGTCTGATTCCCGGAGGCAATGTTCCGCTAGTTAGTGTATAAAGCAAATTAGCATTAGGGACTGTAGTGCTTGCATTAACACTTAATGTACTAATATAGTTTGCACTAAATGATCCTAAGTTACTAGGTGTATTCCAAGTAATAGTTGATTCTACTTCACCTAATAATTTTATTACAAATGTTTTTTCGCTGACAGCATCTTCAGTATCAACGATACTAATAGTGCCAAAGTTAATACTTGTACCTTCAGTAAATGCAGTAACTATTGCTCTGTTTAATGTTAATACATCGTAGTTTGCATTACTAGTACTAATACTTCTAACAATATATGCATTGCCTGCTATAGTAAATTCCTTACCTACTACATATTCTGAGTAGTTGTCAAATTTACTAACTTTAATTTGTGCAACACCTGGGTTGGCACTTTCATACATGTATTCGATTAATTGAACTCTGTCAATGTCGTACCCGATACGTTGTGCAGCAATAGTAAATTTATATTCTTGAGTTACAGCAGGCTGATAAGGAACTCGTCCTGCAATCTCGCCAGTAATAGTATCAAGTTCTAAACCCGGTGGCAATATACTAGGACTGTTGTCGTCATTAAATGCCTTCTGATAAAAACTAACAACACCTGCTAACGAGTTAGTATCAATAACATCAAGTACAAGTGTAACATAATTGTTAGCTCGTCTATAGCCGAAGTCTCTTGGGGTTAGCCATATCGGTACTCTTATATGTGTGTTATCTGCACTAAAGACACCTGAGCCTACGTTCATAACAGTAGTATCAGCTCTAAAGAAGTCGTCGCCTACTACATATAACTTAAACGTACGACTTGCAATAGTATCACCGTCACTTACACTAACAATAAATTCATAGTATCTATTAAGTTTCTTTGGTGAACGTGTAGGAGTACTTAGGTCGTAAATCGTAGTGTCATAATAAAAACTGTCAAACCCGTTAGAACTTGGAACACTCCAATCATATGCACTAGTAGATCCTGCGTCATATCCGGCGTCATCATAAAATCCTGACCCACTTGCTTTTTCTATTGCGAGTATAGGATCAACTACACCGACTAATCTACCATCTCTAGTTAACTGTATGCCCGGGGGTAATACCCCACCTTTTGCAGGTATAAAATATTCAAGAACTTGCCCAGCAGCAGTATCAGTATCGATAACTTCTAATTGAAAGTCAACAGGTGCGCTATCTAAAATATAATAAACTCCATTGTTACCTGCAGGCAACAAATCAGCAGGCGTCTGCCATACAGGCGCATCTTCGCCTAATACTGTTATCTTAAATGTTCTATCGCTTATTTGAGAATTATATGTTGCCCTAAGTACAAATGTACTAACTGTTTCTCTCGAAACTTCAATCGGAGTTCCTAAAATAGTATTATTAACTAAACGCAAGCCTGCAGGCAAACTTCCGCTTATTAGTGCAACTGATGCACTTGGTTCTGAAAGTGGTAATGTTAACGGTGCAATAGTTACTTGTTCTTCCAAAGTACCAAGGCTATCACCGTTATTGCTTGTCCAAAAGTTTGCCATATATCTATTCCCTATATAGCATATTTATCGAAAAATTACAATGTACCGTAATCTGATACTAATGCACTTGGTGCAGTAATTGTTCCGTAATCAATTATAGTAGCTCTAAATAATAATTCTACACTAGTTGTTATATTATCAGATATTAGCCCGTAATCAGCACCATTAACGATTTGGCTTAATTCAGTTATATCGATGCCATTGACAGTACCTGTCAAGGGACCTACAATTGAGCTAGCATTAATTGTAGTTGCGTTTAATATGCTGACACTATTAATGTTAAAAGAGTTCGCATTAAGTGCAGCACCTAGTGATGGATTTTTATCTTGAAACAAGAGGTCAGTGGCATCAAGTGCAACATTGATATTATTACTTGTAAGCGAAGTAGTAATATTTTGTCCGCCATTAATACCAAAACTTCTTCCAGCACCTGATAGACTTAGTGTATTGCCGTCAGTTCTAACAGTAATAGCACCGTTGTTGGTAATAGTAATACTTGTACCATCTGAAGTAAGTGATATATTGTCGCCTGCAATCAAACTTCTAAAGTTAAGTGTGTTACTTTCTTTAGTATAAAATACTCCAGTACCTGTACCTAAGTTTGCTGCATTATTTTGCGGAACGACTCTTTGATCTAATTCGTCAAAGTTGTTGTTAACCTTAACAAATGCTTGACGGAGATCGTCGCCTGTGCCATCGTTTGCTATATTGCCTACATTAATTCTAGTTATTGCCATTTGTTATCTCCGTTTAGGTTATTGGTCCAAGTAATGCAGCAATTCTATCTAGTGCCGCTGCTATAGTAGTCGGAGCATCATTGTTCCAATCTGCTGCAACAGCAGGAGTGTAATTTACAGATCCATTAACTGCGCCACTTATATGCAAGTCGTTAAATTTATTATCTGTTGAACCTAAGTCATAAACCGCATCTGCTGCTGGAACTACGTTAGTTCTAATAGTTTGATCTAAGTTAAATGCAGCAAGTACACTGTCAACTAGCAGTGTTGAATCGTCAGCATATACATTTCCTACTAAATCGCCTGTGTTATTAACATCAACAGTAATTAAACCGTCTGCTAAATCTGCTGCTGTTAAGTATCCTGCATTATTAAACAGTGTACTAATATTAGCTCCTGGTTGTAATGCAGTAGATGCTAACGCCCCTTGTAAACTCGTTGCTGCATCAGTTATGCCGTATCCTCCGAGTGTTGTTGGAGTACTAGTTAAATCACCAAATGCAACACTAGTTAAATACCCAACATTATTTGTAAGTTGTCCAACATTATCGCCGGGTACTAATACATTCATGTCGTCTATTAGGTCACTAAGTTGTGTAGGACGATTAATTAAGTCATTAAAGCTACCTGTCACTGCAACAGTTGCAATTTCAGTTCCGCCTTTTTTAATACTTGTAGCACTTAGTACACCTGCTGCAACAGTACCACTGGCAGTAACATCAGTTACGCCAATAATACCGTTGTTTGTAAGCTGTAGATTATCTCCACTTGGTATTTCTTTTATTTTGTTGCCATCAGTTGTATCAACTATTAGTGGATATCTATTTGCCATTTTTGTCCTCGCTTAGTGTATTTATTTGCTTTGTCATTTATACTCTACCCACAACTGCTTCAACCATGCCACGGTCGGTGTCTGCTTTAGTACCAACTGCTTTACCAATTACAGTACCAACTTTTGGATCGTTGTCAACAACTGCATACCCTGGAATTGAGCTTGCAACCAGCATGTCACCTTTAGCAACTGCACCAATTACCTTAACTGGTACACGACCTTGTAATGCTACACATATTTTAATACCAGGACAACCTGCGTTCATAATGTAAGCACTTTGATCACTTACTACACCAGCAACTCTTGTTGTACGGTGTGTAGCACTTTCAGTAACTTCTTTATCGCCGCCAAATACTAGCACAGTGCCGATTTCATATTCACGATCGCCTTCATAGTATTCTGCTAAGTCAGCGTATGTTGCTTGTAAGCGTGATCCAGTACTCAAACTCCAGTTACCTGTAATAGTACCTGTAGTAGTGTTTGCACCTGTTGAGATAGTTCTTACTGTAAGCGTATTGGTGCTACTAACTGTTAGACCAGCAAATGTAGGACTGTCAGTTGTAGCAAGTCCTTCTGCACTACCTGAAACTTGTCCAGCTGCACTAATTGCTAGATCAAGACCACTTTGTGTAGTACTTGTACCTGCACTTACAACAACAGTTCCTGTAGCATTAGGAATAGTAACAGTTCTATCAGCAGTTGGATCTGTAAATGCAATTCTAGTTTCGAATGCATCTGCTGTTCCTTCGTATATAATAGCATTAGTTGTTGTTGTATTAAGAGTTAGTGTACCATTAACTGTTAGGTTATCTGAAACAACAACTGATCCAGTTCCGTTTCCGCTTAAAGTAAGATTAGTATTTGCAGTAATGCTTCTTAAATCGTCAGCTTCGACCCCGGTTGTAGTAACTCTTGCTTCAACGTTTCCGCCAGTAACAAATGCAATAACATCGGCGCCACCTAAAGTTTTACCTATTCCAGCACCGATACCAATACCTGTACTAGTTGCATTTTTCTCACCCGGTGCCTCGATAAAGCTACTATAAATCCAACGTGCTGCAATAGCAGAAGTTTCAGTTGTGCCGCCAAGTGCGCCGCCAGTGCTACCAAAATCACTTGCTGCATGGATAGTACTTTCAGTCGGAGCAACTGCCATATCGCCAACTTTGATGTTGCCACCAGTATTGATAGTAGGTTTACTTGAACCTGCTGCTGTTAAAATTATTCCTTGTGCAGGAGTCTTAAACGACAATGTACCAGAGCTCTCAGCTAGCACTTCATATGTAGATGTACCGCCGATAATAAGTGCAGTTGCTTGTAACTTACCTGACGAAGTACGCTTTGCTATTGAGTTATTAGTACTATCTGTAGCAACTACTGTAGTTCCATAAACTCCTGCAGCAGTCTTAATTAGTGCGTTTCCGTTGCTAGCTGCTACACTAGTAAAGTCACCGTCGGCTAAGCCGCCACCTTCATCAATAATGGTACTAAATGCTACTGCACTTGCATTACCTGAACCTGCTGCACTGCGACCAATAACAGTATCAGTAGCTAGTGTTGGCAAATCAGCATAATCGACATCGTTAGACTTTAGTGTAACCCAACCATTTGTAACTGTAAAGTCGCCACTATCAAAACTTGCTAAGCCTAGATTAGCTTGTGTAATACCAGTAGCGTTAGCTCTAGTAGTTGCAGCATTCATTGCTAACTTACTTTGAGCAATTGCTGCTGAACTGTTAACATCGGCATTAAGAATCGAATCTTCTCTATACGCCAAATCAACTTCTGTTTTTGTATTATCGCGAGATACTGTAATTACAATGTCACTTGTTGATTTTTCAACTGCGTTAGTAAATTCATCAATTGGGTTTTCTAACACTACTGCTGTTGTACTGCCTGGAGATCCTACAACGCCATTATTAATAGGACTTAGTGTTGTGCTAAAATCAGCAACAGTTGTTAGTGTGTAAGTAATAACTCTTACGTTCTTGTTTAACACTTTATCAAATCTAGACTCAAGTGCTACTACAGTCCCCTGTGCAGTGCCATCAGTAATTGTTCCACCGACTGTAAATGATCCTGGTGTTTCTGGATCAGTTAGTAATCTGCGTTTGCCTGTCGCAACTAATAGTTGTTTAGCTTTGTTACCTGCTGTTACTGAATGTATAGTAACGTTTCTTAAATCATCTAATTCGTCATAGTTACTAACTGCTTGATCAACGAAGTCTTTAGTAGTTGCATCATTGTCGTCAGTTGGATCTAACAAGTTTTTAATTTGTTTGCTGTTAGCATTCAAGTTAGCTTCTAGAGGAGTTGATCCGTCTAATGCTAAGAATCCTGGATTAATTCTGCTAGTGCCCGTTAATTGAGCACTACCATTATGTCCTAGTCTACGACTGATATAGTTAGCAATAGCTTTCTCAGTAGGAACTGCGGTGTCAGACAAATCAATAAACAATTCATCGTTTGAGAATTCGTCAATGGTAACACCTTCTTTAAAGCCTAAACTTGCAGCTCTTGAAATACCAACATCACCTGCAAATGTAATACTACCTGTTGATTGGTCAACTACAAAGTACTTTCCTACACGGAAGAATCCATCATTGTCACTGCTGATAAAGAATACTCTACCTTTACGTCTTTCCCATACTTGTGCTTTACTTGCATCATTTGAATTACTGTACGCTCCTGCTTTAGCAGCAGTTCCGCCTACAGGTTTACCTAATAGTACGTTAGGATAGTTACTAGTATTAAACCCGCCAGTTCCAATTTCAGTAAAATCGTGTCCTGTTGCTCGTAATAAAGAAATCGCAACAGTAATTTCAGCAGTTGATCCTGCAACTAAGCCGCAATGGATATCACGTGATGTTGTAGGTACTAGTCTAATGCCAGCAGTTGCAACACCATTAACGTCAGTCCCTGCAACAAACGCAGTTTCGATGTACCACACACTTTCTACATCTACCCAGCGTCCGCCACTTGTATAAGTGTCATACAATGTTCCGTCTAGCGTACCAGTTAAGCCTGCGTCAGTATACAATTCAAATGTATCAGTAGTTACATTGTTTACATAATAACTTGTACCATTTAATATAGTTGTACCGCCAATTGAGTCAAATTCAACTCGCTGACCATTACTTAAATTGTGTCCTGCACTTGTAATTACAACTGGATTAGTTAACGTAATGTTAGTAATTGACCCAGAAGTAATTGGACCATAATTGATAACTTGTTGAGTTCTGCCACCGTATGCAAATATCATACCTCCGATGTAGCCAACATCTCCTGGTACTAATACAGTTTGATTAAGTGGATCAATTGATTGCTGAACAATGCGTGTAGCATCGCTACTGCTTAATTTTTCAATAGCTAAGTAGGTATCAGTTACACTTGCGCCTAATGTGCCGCCTCCTGCTGGAGCGCTAACACCTCTATTTGAAAAATCAATAGTAGCAGTTACATAAGAATACCCAGCATCAAATACTGCTTTAATTTGTGTACTTGATAATTGTTGATTCTGATCATCTGCTGTAGTAAATCCTGTACTTCTATAAGTAGCTGTATCACTTTCGTCGAAGTTAATAGCAGTACTAGGACGTTCAGTTATATCTTGTGTATCAACATTATCAAATATAAAGTTCTCACCGTTTCTATATTCGATTATATCTCTATGAGCTACGGCATCTTGTAAATCAGGGAAATAATCAATATTTGAACTTGCTTCTTGAATTGTCAATCTGTAAACAGAATTGCTAAATTGTCCTGCAAAGTTTGTAAACACTGCATCTACATTAATAGTTAAATCATTAACACCGTCTGTTCCGCCGACATCTGCTCCTGATACTACAATGTCATTGCCTATTGCATACCCGCTACCTATATTTGAAATACTAGTAACAGTAGGAACACCAGCTGCAACTGTAATAGTAAATGTTGCTCCTGTACCTACACCAGTAGTAGACTTTTGCCCTACTAAAGAATAAACGCCATTTGTCCCAGCAGTGCCTGATACATATGATGCGTCTTCTATACCAGTTACAACAACTGCTCCGCTATCACCAGCGACACCATCACCGTTAGGATCTGACAAGTTTTGTACGTTTGTAATTTTATAGTTAAGTCCGCCTACAAGCCCACCGTGATTGATGTAAATGAACGCATTTTTCATCGGAGCTTCTTTAAAGTCGTAGACTGTAATGCTTGTATCACCTGCTGCGTTTGTATAGCCACCGTATGTAAATGCTTTAACACTCTGAACCATGTTTCGTGCAGTTATAACCTGATCCGGAATTTCGTTAGGATCAGCACCTTCAGCAACAAGACCAAAGTTACCATAACCGTTAGAACCGTTTAATGATCTAATTTCCGAACCGTTTGATGCGTAATACGCTGCATGACAGTAGTATGTAAACATAGATACCATCTCAGAGAATGCACCATTGTTAGTAACAAGACCGTATGCTAAATCGTTAATTTGTGTAAAGTCGTTACCTAGTATACTTCTGTTACCTGCACTTTGTAAGAAAATGTCTTGAATAACATCAAGCTGGTTATGCCCAGGATCACCTATGTCATCAGTTCCAGTCAAGTTCCAACCGTTTCCGTTATTTGAACCTGGATCAAGATATATAACAGCTCTACCTAATCCGCTGTCATAGTTTGAAATAGCATTAACTTGATATCGTTGTCCTTGGTAGTAGAACGGAGCAGGAAGTTCTGGTATTCTTAATTTAAGTCCTTGTTCCACTCCGCCAACGTCTTGTGATTCTACATATAATGTAAATGCGTTTAATGCAATACTTCCGTTTGCATCGGTATAGTTTCCTGAATTTGCCTGTACACGCATTGGTATATTACCAGCAAATGCGTCAACATACATACCGCCTCGGAATACTTTCTTATTTTCACTCTTAGAGAAACTCGAAGCAGTCTGAATATACGGTGATTTAGTTAGCACCTGACCTTCTGGATCAAGCACACACATAAATCCGCCGTGACCTTGCACAGTGACGTTTCTAATAATAGTTGCGTCATCCATCAAGAATACATCCATGCCTTGCGCATCGTTGCGTAATGGCGGATTGTAATCTGTATCAAACGCAAATGCAACAATATCGACTAATCCGCCTACTGTACTAACACTGCTATTAACTTGTTTCCATTTAATAGTATTTGTAAGTTGACCGAATGTTAATGATAATACATTGGTATCTTCGTCTGTTGCTGTTGAAACATGTGTACGCAATGCTCTATAATATAATGAACCCTTTTTAACAAAGTCACCTTGAGTATATGATACACCTGCTGCCCAATCTGGTTCAGCTGCTCCTCGACTAATGTCAGGATCATAATTAGTTCCAGCATTCTTAGTAGGTGCAACTCCTATTAATAACTGTGCAACTAGCGTTGCTATATGATTAATTGCTGCCGCAGTTTCTGCTTCTTGACCAGCAAAACCTGCACTAATATATCCTTCCCAGTATTGTCCTTGATTTTCTAAAGAAAATTCTGTGCCGCCGGCAATAAGATCTTTAACAATACCGTCTACAATAATACCAGTATCACGTCTACATTTTGTTTCGTTATATACTAATGCAGGGTAAGTACTTTCAATAAAGTAAATAACTTCATCTTGTATGAATTCTTTATTACTGTCGACAATTTCACTTGCAATTACATATTTGCCAAGATTATTTACAGTAGGACCAACATTTGCTGGCTTTGTATTATCAGTTAGATAATGTCGACCAAAATAACCTTGTGTCACACCAGTTTGGTTAACAAACGGAGTACCTGTAGTAGCTATTGTTAATCCGTCAAATTCTGCATCTCTATAAAAATATGTATTAGTATATACACTTTGTGATTGTCTACGCTTAGGACGTACAATTACTCGTCTAAATTCGTCACCCTTCAATGATACGTTTTTAGCAAGTTTAATAGGATAATCTTCTTCGTAAATACCTGTTTCGACTCTAATTGTAACTTGTTTTGCTTTAACATAGTTTCCTAGTTCAATTTCTTCACCTACTTCAAATGGTACTGGATTCAGCGGTTGTAGATAAAACGTAGTCGAATCAGTGTCTTGAGCAAATGTAATAATTCGAGAAACTGCTCCACTACGCTTACCTTTTAATACCTTACCAGGAATAGCATCAGTATTGTCTGGGTTCGTTTGATCTAACTCTCCTGCTGTACTGTTTGTTAGTTCTAGAGTATATCTGTTACCAAATGCAATGTCTGCACCTGCTTCAATGCCATTTGCAATAATATTTCTAATTAAGTTAATGTTATTAGTAATTGCTGCTGCACCGTTTGGTTCCGCACCGCCAGACGCTCCGTCCCAAACTTGTGCTTGACTAGTATCTTGTGCAAATTTAGTTTGATATCTTAAGCCAATTTTACCAGTTACAAAGGGAGTATATGCGCTATTGTCAAATGGCTCAGATAATGCTGCATCTGTAAATATTTCAAAACTGCTTGCATCAACTACTTTTACATATGCAAATTTGCCGTCAATTTCTGTCATACCAGATACATTATCAAATATTACTTGATTTGCATCTTTCAAACCGTGCTCTGTTGTAGTAGTAATTATAGAAGGAGTATCACCTGATTTAACAACAATGCTTTGTATTGTTTTTTCGTTATATAATTTGTTCTGCAGAATTGAGCTAGTAATCAATTGTCCTAAGAATGCAAAACTATCATTAGTTTGTTCGAGCTGTGATGTAATAGCAATTCTGCCACTAACACTTGAATAATATCTTTCTGCTGCTGTTCTTGATAGGTAGTTAGCAGTATTACCGCGCTCGGCATCAATTCGTATACTATCAATGATGAGTCCTATATCGCGTTCGCAAGTTGCAACATTATAAGAAAATTCTGGATAAGTGTACGCAATATAGCCAGATACTTCAGAAATTATATGTTGCTTGTTTAATCTTAAATTTGCACTTGTAATAACGTTTACACCGTTCTCGACTCCTTCACTGATTGTTACAGCAGGTGTTGAAAAGTTTGTATGTGTTAATGTTTGGAAGTACGGACCTGGCTCTTCTGGAGCAGTCTTAATTATTTCTGCTGCTCTACGTGCTGCTGCGTTAATTGTTCTAAATGCGTATGTAGGCGAAGAACCTTCTCTGCCTGCAGGCACACCTTGCATAGTATCATCACCGATAGTACTAACATTAAGAACTTCTGGGCTAGAATACGCTGTATTGTCTACGTAGTATTTTGTAGCAGCTTGTAAGTCTTCTATGCCGTTCGGAGCGCCGTCGCCTGCTAAATCACCTGGGTGATCGTGCAAGTACAATGTTCCTGTCATTGTGTCGCCTTGTCTACGAACAATGCTATCACGTGGCATTGCTACATCAGATAAGAAATTTCCTGCCAGAGCAGGATCATAGCCTCCATCAGTAATAGTATGAACATCAGTAACTGCAATTGTGCCTGAAACTGATATCTTATTAACAGCGGCTTCTGTTGAATTTTCTGTAGCTGCTTCCTCTGCCGTTGCATACAATGCTAACTGATCACCATTTACATATCTAATATAATATGTTTCACCGCTGGTTAAATTAGTAGGATCAGTATCTTCTGCATTAAACACAAACGCAGTACCGTTAGCACCACTATCATACCCGTGGCCACTAATAAATAAATTGCCATCAATGTAATTTGTAATAGTTAATTGATATTGTGCGCTCGAAGCAGGTTCTGCTGCAACACGAACTGGTAATCCACTAGTAATGTATCGTCTATCAGCATATCCCTTAGTAATAACTAAGTCATCAATAGTATAATTAGTAGTTCTTCCTGGTTGCGAATTAAGTGCAGTAGCAGCACTAGATGAAATTTGTACCCCTGCAATCGCAAAGTTCGAAGCATTCAAATGTCCTCCAAGGGATGGATTTACATTATCGTCAACAATTGCACTAAAGGTAGTTGATAATATAATTTTACCTGGAATACTAATAACATCAACTTCTATACTATCACTAGCTGCTGGATTAAGATCACTATCGCTTCCAATAGTACTATATATAATTTCAGTACCTGTGCTGTTTGTAGTAACAACTTGTCCAGGTTCTATAGTATTAGGTGTATCACCTAACGTAGTAAATCCAATTTGACCACCTTGGCCAAAGACTGCGTAAATTTCTTGAAAGTTTTCATTTACTTTACGAAACGACTCACGAATACTATCGCCTGTGCCGTCGTTACCTTCTACGCCGATGTTTACATCTTGTTTTGCCATTGTTGTGCTCCGTTAAATTACTGGGGTTGCCAGCTTGTCCATATCAAAATTTACGCTAACTCCGCAACCACATGCAGACTTTGCATTAGGATTTCTTATCTCAAAATTTGCGCCGACTATACTTTTAACATAATCGATTTCTGTTCCTACTAAAAACATTAAACTGTGTGCGCCTATAACTAAACTACCTTGATCACATGCTATTACAAAGTCATGTTCTTCAATTTCTTCTACTTGTAGGGTTCCCCATTCGTATTCAAAGCCAGCACAGCCGCCTCCTTTAAGGTTTAAGCTGATTGCGTAACAGTCATTTTCTTGACATAATTTGCCAATTTGATGATTTGCTCGAGCTGTTACTGTACAAATACTCATGTTTTTAATCCTTCGCTAGTGTATTTATTATTTAATTTTATAATCTTAATGTAAATATAGTTATGTTCATAAGAGAATTTCAGGAAGAGACCCGGCACGTTCGCAAGAGTAAATTAGGAGCAGAGCATCCGTATACTCGTAAACGTACATATGCTGTATTTAGATGTGACAGTTGTGACGTAGAGTTTACACGCCCTAGAGGAGATATGGATCCAAAACGTCTAAGTAATAATTACTTTCACGTATGTAAGACCTGCGATAGTAAGACATTTGCACAACGAAAAGGTGTTGAACGCAAGCATATCTGGGATATGCCTGCTTCTAGTGATTTACCAATTGGTAAACTTTAGTCTTCTTTCTTGAATAGTGTCCAAGCACCGTATGCAATAGCACCGTATGCTACTAAACTTGCGATTGGTTTAAAGATTAAAAACGCTACGCCAGCACCAATTAGAATAGCACCATCTAGTGTAGTACGTTCTTTTAGTCTAGCCATAATCCACTTTTGTATCATAGTAGTTCTCCTTACTGTAAATACTTATCCTTAAGGAGAATTAAAAAATGTTTAATTGGATTAAAAATCTATTCAGCTCAACAACTAACTATGCAGAACCAATTCAAGTAGATCCTACTACTAACTGGCCATTTCCAACTGGTGATAAGCCAGTAGCTGCTAACTCTGCAACTTACGAAGAGCAAGCTAAACCAGTTGCAAAGCCTAAAACGCAAGCTAAAAAGCCTGCGGCAACTAAAGCTAAAGCACCTGCAAAGCCTAAAGCAACAGCCACTAAAAAAGCAGCCCCAAAGACTGCTTCTAAAAAGCCTGCTGCTGTTAAAGCAGAGCCTGCAAAGCGTGGTCGTAAACCTAAGACCTCTGCGTAAAAGCAGATTGTAACTGCGCTATTGCAGTTTCTTGGCGAGTCAGCTTTCGTTCTAACACAGCGATAGCAGCTCGCTGTTTTCTTGACTGCTCTTCCAAACTACGAACATATGCTAGTGTAGGAAGCTCTTGACTAGATCCGTCTTCGCCTAAGATAGTTAAAGTATCAACACCTTGTGCCCGCAAACCACCTGCTACACGATTAGGATTCTTGT